CCATGGCAATCTGCCCCTGCTCAATGGTCCAGAGGTTGATGCCCTTGTTCGCCCACTCAATGGTCAGCAGGTTCAGGCTGCGCCGCGCCGTGCGAAAGTCATAGCCCGTACGCAGTTCAGCACCACAACGCTCAAAAGCCTCCTCAATGAGGAGGTTAACATCAAGATTGAACGATGTGGTACTGGATGTCGTCATTTACTTCCTCCGCGCCGCTTCCACGCGCTTGGGCTTACCGGCTGGCTGCCCTAGCTGTTTTTTCTGGGCGATGCGTTTGCGTTTTTCCGATGTAGTCATCTCCGACGACGTCTTGGGTGTCTTATCAGAAATACGTTTACTAGGTCTACAATAAGGTGTGCCGCGCTTCTCACCCGGCTGCCGCCCGCAGGCTTTACCCGTACGGACGTCCTTCCAGTCTTCTTGGAACCAGCGCTTAAGCGAAGCGCCTTTCTCGGTCTTACGAACTGCCACCTTTGTTACCCCAGTTCTTGGCACCGACCTTGCGGCACTTAGAGATAGCCCCGGAGGCGTAGGCGGAAGGAAAGACCTTGTAGCGCGCCTTGACCTTGGAGTAGCACTCATCCTTGGCGCTACCGCCTTCAGCCATACGCTTTGCCTTAACCTTGCCGCCCTTGGCGTACATGGTGACCGAGTCGGGGTTATCCTTCCGACGAATAGTCTTCGCCTTTGGCATCTTGGACGCCATCATAGCGCCCATACCCCGACTGGCACGCATATCAGCAGCCCTTCATCTTTCCGCCCATGGCCATCTTCGGCATCTTGGTGTCGGTCTTGCCCTTCTTGGCAACGCCATCGGCGCGCGACGAGACTGAGCCACCCTCGGCGTACTTCTTCATCGCACGACCCATCGTGTCAGCCGACTTCTTGGTCATGGCACGACCGGCCTTATCGGCCATCTTCTTCATGCCCATCTTCTTGTCCTTCATCTCGAACTCCTTACCGACCTTAGAGGGAACGCCCACCTTCTTGGCGAACTTGGGGTTGTTGGCTACCGCCGCCATGAAGCTCTTCTGCTTGGGTGTCTTGCTAGGCATGTTAGTCCTTCCCGAGAAATTTTTGCACCGTATCGGTCTCGTAGATACGGATGCCAGTCCAGATAATCGTGAAGATGGCGGCAACAGCCGGAAGTATGTCCATTATAGTCCCAACAACGGTAACCATAGAGACCGCGTCCAGTAGAGTCTTTGATTCGTCAGTCATGTCACTCGGTCTCCCGTCCGTAGGTTTCCAAATACATATCCCACTCCGGAGCGTCGGCACTTGCGTATAAGTATTGCGCGGCAAATTCCAGAAGGGTGGGATCGTCTCGGAAATGACCTAAACCTCGGTTGCAGTGCCCACAAAGCATACCACGGATTTTCCCTGTTTTGTGGTCGTGGTCAACAACCAATGGGTCTGTGGAGCCGCAGATAACACATTCGGTCGTAGTCGCCTTTAGCTCCTTTAGCTCCTCGTCGGAGATGACATCTCGAAACTTACCCCGCGAGTTTGCGTTACGGTATTCCCGCCGGCAGTCTCGGCACCAGCTATCCAAACCGGACTTAGTACGGTTGTGGGGTGGAAAGTACTCACCCGTCAGGGGTTTAGCTTCCCGGCATCGAGTACACGCTTTGGTCAGCAGTCCCATTTACGTAGCGACAGAGCCTTGCGGGTCGGTCGTCCCTTCTCGTCTTTCATAGGTCCCGGCATACCTGACATCCGAGCGCAAAAGCTCTTACGACGTCCCGCAGCTTTTGGTGACTTTGCTGCTTCCTTAGACGTCACTGGGGCCTTGAGCCCCGGCTTCCCCGGATTGGCTTTGTTATAGGACGCACGCCCTTTGGCGTTCAGCCCGCCCTTTTCGGACTTGCCTTCCTTACGTTGCCAAGCCGGGGTCTTAGCCATTAGCAGATTTTCCCTTTGGTGTGGCCCTTCTTGGCAATGCCATCGCCACGGGTGACGCTGCCGCCCTTGGCCATACTTGGCGTCCGTGGAATAGCGCGACTAGCAGCGTCAGAAAGACTGGCCGTGGTTGCCTTACCGATATCAGAAGCCATCTTAGCTTCTTTCTTGGCTTTCATAGCAGCAAGGCTGCGATCAGCGTCGGCGTCCAAGCCCTGCATGTATTTACGGATTTTCGTGTCGTCGAGACTGCGATCCGCATCGGCGTCCAAACCTCGCATGAACTTACGGATTTGCGCATCCGACATCTGAGAGTTGCTGGTGTCGGTGTTACGCCGGATGTCCGACATCGAGGTCTTGGAGTCATACGGGTCGTTTGAACGAGGCTTGTCTGCGCCCGACTTAACCTCAGACTTAGCCGCAGACTTAGCTTTAGGCTTTTCACCCGCCAGCTGCGTGCCGTAGGACTTGCCCATCCATTTAAAAGTATCAGGGCCGCCGGCAAGCGCCTTCTTCCGCGCCGCAGCAAAAGCATCTCGGAACGACTGTTTCTTCGCTTCTTTCGCCTGGGCGGCATTCGCTTTGCGCGCTTCCGTTCCCTTAGATTCCAAGCCAGAAGTGTCAAACGATGTCTTTGACCGAGACGCTTCTTCCAGACCCTTCATGTCGACGTCGACCGGCTTCACCTTACCGCCCTTGGCGTACTTCTTGACGGCCTTCATGTCCTCGGCATTTTTCTTGGACATGCGATTACCTGAAGCGATGGCATCGCCAACTGACGGGCGGGTGCTCCGCGTAGCGGGCATGAGCTTTTTGGTCTCAGCGCCAACCTGACGCGAGACGCGGTTACCCGACTCCATCGACTCCTTCATCGACGGCATACCGCCCGAACCGAATTTGCGCTTCTTCATCATACGAAACGACCTTTCGTCTTGCCCTTGGTGGCGCAGCCGTCTGCGCGTTTGGAGGCGGTGCCGCCCTTGGCCATCTTCTTGACCGTGCCGCCGTGCTTCATGCCGGGGGCCTGCTTTTTCTTTGTTTCTTCCTCTTCCATACGACGGCGCTTATCGGCAGCGGTGTCACCTTCCCCTGCCAACTGCATGACGGGGCTGATCTTGCGTATATTGGAGAACAGACCTTCCCCGCTAGCCATACCGTACAGGGGGGAGATAGAACCGAGGATTTTGTCGATCTTAGCCATCAGACAAACCTTCCTTTAGTCTTGCCCTTGGTGGCGCAGCCGTCTGCGCGCTTAGAAGCGGTGGAGCCGCCCTTGGCCATCTTCTTGACCTTGCCGCCCTTCTTGAAGGGGATAGCTGCACCTGCGCCGATAGCGCCACGGCGACCAACACCAAGTGACACACGCCCTTCGTCCCCGCCGAAGGTAGGGCCAAGGTAACCAGCGGTACGAGCAATTGGCGGTGCGCGACGGTCTGCGGCTCGGCTTGGAGTCATAGAAGCGGACATACCGCCACCACCGCCATCACCCGGCATCGACGGGCCCATGGCACGAGCGCGAGATAGCCCTTCTAGGTCGAAGTTCTCAGGGCGCATCCCCTCGACGATGATTTCATCGTCTACCATACCACCGTCGGCGTAACGCTTCTTGCGCTTCATGCTACGTTCCTCTGCGGCGGAACAACCATCGGGTAAAGGATATCCTTACCGTAGTTGCCGATGTATTCCTGCACGCCCATGTGGCCTAGCGAGATCGACGGGTCGATCCAGACGTCGAAACCGAGTTCACGTGCACGGTCACAGAAGAGGAAGTCTTCCCCCATGTAACCTTCTTCCGTAACTTGGAAATCAAACATCGCAGTGAGCGTACGATCCGAGCGAGTATCATAATATTTCCACTCCGGATGGGCTGCTGCCATCTGCTCAAAGACCTCACGACGCACCAGCATGAAGGCAGTCGCCACGCGCTTGGCACGGACAAGGCCCATACCGTTCATCGTGAGTTCGCCGTTCTCGTCGTAGTCCAGCGTAGCGATGTAAGTCTTGGTCTCGCTGCGGGTGCGCGGGACACCAGCGACGATGCCCTTCTTGGGGTCGGTGCCCCACGCCATCAGGCGGAAAATGTCGTCAGGCTCGAAGTTGATGTCCGAGTCGATGAACATGAGGTAGTCGCAGTTGGACTCCAGCAGGTCCTGCGCCAGCAGATTGCGAGCACGGGAGACAACAGAACAGCCGCAGATGCTGCCAATCTGAATATCAATCCCGTGCTGCGCAGCCTGTTGCGCAAAGCGAGCGAGCGAAACTGCCAGCTTCAAGGACACCTTGAAGTCGTATGCAGGCAGAGCAACGAAGATGCTCTTACCTGCTAGGTCGTAGCTCTTTTGCGCTTGCATATATCACCCGTAGAAGATTGTCGCGCTTAAGTTCGCAGGCAATCCTACATAAATGCCCGTCTCAGCAAGGATGCCTTCGCCGGGAATAAGGATAGAATATGCCGTGGGGTTGTAGGTGTCAGCTTCCAGCAAAACGGTCAGATAGACCGTCACGTTACCCGTACCGGACGCCGCCGTAGTAACCGTGAAAGAAGCAGCACTAGCCGTAAGAACGGTGTACTTACCTGTCACGCCGCTACCGCTAGTAAAGACTAGCCACACCACGTCACCCGCAGCCAAGCTATTCGCCACCGTAACGGTCATCGTCGTAGAGGCGATGCTATACGTGCCCGCTTGCGGGGCATTGTCCATAAAGAGGACATTCCTCGCCGCCGCAGCCGCGTTAGCGGACAGGATGGCCCCCTTCAGACGCGTACGGGAACCATATGCAACACCCGAAGCGGACAGGTGTTTGGATTTGACATCATACTGCATACCCATCGGATTTCTCCTTCTTAGAGGTTACCGATTAGGCGTTAGCAGTGAAGATCGTCGTCAGCCAAACTGCGTCCGTGGTCGCAATGCACTGAAGCCAAGTCGAACCTTCCATGGTCACCGAAGCGGTGCCGTTGATGGTGTCGCTGGTGTTTGCATAAACGATGAGGCCGTTCGTAGCCGCCGAGTTGTAGACCGAGATGGTCGTACCAGCGACAGCCGTCGGCAATGCAACACCGTTCGTGCCAGAAGCGCTGCCAACGACGTTGACACCGTTCGAAAGAGCAGCGGCGGTTGCGAGGTTAGTACCAGCGGCGGTGACAGCAGCAACCGGCTGAACAACGGTGCCCGTAACGGTGCCCGAAATGTTGCCTGTGACGTTGCCGGTGACATCACCGATGAAGCCGTTGGTCGAGATTACTGGACCCGAAAAGGTTGTATTGGCCATGATTTATCTCCGTGTAGTAGCACCACCCCATACCGTCTCTACTACGTCTGCTAGGGCAGTCGGTATGGATTAATTACCTAGGTGAGTAGGTATAACATCAAAAAGAAAAGAGGGGAAGAAGTTTCCCTCTCCCCCTCCCCCTGTTTCCTTAGGCAGCGCCTACGGAAGCGAACATGCCCAGCGGGTCAGACCAGCCGAACGAGTAACGCTCACGGCTCTTGTAACGAACATTCCCCGTGTCGAAGTCGCCGTCCATGCTCTGAGCGAGCGGAGTACGGACAAAGTGCTTCAGACCATTCGGAACATCGGTCGTCAGGAACCAAGCATCGGTGTCGGTCAGGAAGTGGTTAACAGTGTAACCCTCCGGAATCGAGCCGTTGCTCTTGATAGCGTTGATGTTGTTGTCAGCCGTGTTCACCTGAAGCTCGGTTTCGAGCAGTCGGGTTGCAACGAACTGGAGGCTCGGCGGGATCACCAACTTGCGCGGCTTGGCTGCGATCAGCAGGCCGCGTTCA